ATCTCCAAATATACAATCATCTCTTTTAGAGCCTTTCGCTATAACAATATTACCTTCTTCAAAAGCTTTATTATTTAATAATTTATTATTCTCAATATTATCATTAAATATTAATGTGCTTATTGAACTGGTTTCATCTGATATTTTTAACCTTACATACCTAGTTTTCTTTTCATTTTTAGATACGCCAGTATATATTTCTTCTATTTGACCAACAAATGCCACTTTACTATTAACTGGTTCATCTATAATATCACTAACATATTTAAGGTTTTCTCTTTTCTCTGCGAAGATATCTCTTAAATTTTTATTATATGTATATCCTAGCAGTTTCTTTTCATAATACCAATTAGCAAAGCTTTCACTTTTACTATTCTGATTATAGATTTCAAGATATGGCGCATATTTTGCTTTAATAGTATTTAATCTATTATCTTTAATAACCAAGTGATTCTTCTCGTCAGTAAATTTATTGAGATGTTTGATAATTTTAATCAAATCGTAATCAAACTTATCTGCGAATGAAATTGAATACTTTTTCTCTTTAGCTGTTAAAATATTCCATAATTGAGCCTCTAATACAATTTTACTTCTAGATTGATTAAAACCACTCAATGCTCCTGCCTGAATCAAAGAAGATAATACTCCAATGTTTAGATTGGCTTCTTCTGCTGCTTGAAAGATTTCAAACTTATTAGAATACTTATTTCTGAAACTGTTTAGTTTTTCAATAGATTTATCACTAATTCCTTTGATAGATAACAAGCCAAATCTAATATCTTTATTTTCTATTGAGAAATCCATTTCTGATTTAATAATATGCGGAGGAAGAAGTTTGATATCAAATTCATGCATTTCTTTTTGAATTTTAGAAATTTCACCAATTGGATCTGGTTCATTTCTGCTCATTTTTAATAATGATAAAAAGAATTGTTGAGGATAATTGAATTTTAAATAAATTGTAACCGCTGCTAGGGCTGCATACGCCAATGAATGACTCTTGTTAAATGAATAATTCGCAGAATCTTCCAATATTTTCCATAGAATGTCTCCTACTTCTTTGGGAATTTTATTTTCTTTAATCTTAGTTTCAATTTTCTTCTTCCATGCTTTAATTTCTTCTGTTTTCTTTTTACCTACGATCCTTCTTAAGATTTCTGCTTCATCCAAACTAAATCCAATTTTATGAGCCATCTTCATCAGCTGTTCTTGATAAAGTGCTACGCCACCTGTTTCTTTTAAAATTTCATCAAAAAACGGATGAATACTTTCTGATTGCTGATAATTTGTATGAGCCGCGTATTTATCTACGAATTGTAATGCTCCAGGTCTTGCCAAGGCTAATACTCCGCTAAGTTCTTCAAGATTTTTAGGTTTTACTTTTTGGCAAACTCTGAAATTAGTTTCTGCTTCAATTTGAAATAGTCCATGAGGTGATCTTAATTCTTGTAAATTTCTATAAATAGTTTCATGATTTAAATCAATATCTTCTACTTTAATTCCTATACTTTTACAAACATCATCAACTACAGAAACGCTTCTTAAGCCTAGAATATCAAGCTTAATATTAAATATACTAACCCAATTCATATCAAAACTAGAAACTGGTTCTTTATCAGAAGAAAATTCGGTAGGACATACTGTTTCTAAATCGTAATAAGAAAGAAGAACCCCAGATGGATGAACCCCTTTGTTCTTGATTAAATCTCTTAATTTTAAAGCAATTTGAAATGTTTCTTTATTCTCATCGCACCAATTTTTAAATTTCTCTACTTCTTCATAAGCAATATTAATGTCTTTAACTTGACCGTAAACTTTGGGGATCAGCGAAGAAATACTAGTCATTTCTTCTTCGCTCTTTTCTCCTACGATCTTGCCGCATTCTTTAATAAGTAATTTTCCACTTAGAGTATTTAATGTTAAAATTTTGCTAGTTTTACCTTTAAATTTTGTTTCTAAATATTGAAGTACTTTTTGGCGATTATAATAACAAATGTCAATATCTACATCACACATTAAGCTTCCATCCAAGTATGTTATACCATTAATAACCTGCTTTTTAGCTCGAATCTTGGATATAAATCTTTCGAAATAAAGGTCATATTTTACTGGATCAATTCTAGTTACTCCAATAAGATATAAAATTAATGACCCTGCAGCTGAACCTCTGCCTAATCCTATTGGAATATCGCTAGTCTTACAGAAATCAATAACATCCCAAACTAATAAAATATAATCAATAAACCCTAATTCTTTTAGAGTATCTAGTTCGTATTTAGCTCTATCGATGTATTTTTTATAATCTTTATTGTTTTTATCTATATTTAATTTTTTAAATCCATTTAAAGCTAATGCTCTTAAAAATTCATAATTGGAAACATCTTCGCTAATATTTAAATGTCTCTTAAGGGATGGATCTATTGAAAATTCTGGAAGTCTAACTCCATGTAGACCTAAATCTGTATTTTCAAATTTATCTGAAAATACTTTATCTTCTAAATGGTTATTCATCCGAACCCTCTTCTTCCTCTCTTTCTATATTGTCTATTTCCTTATTAAATGCATCTAGTCCCGTAGCCAGTATCTTCATTGAAGCTTTATCTCTTAAAGAAAAGAAAACGTCAGCTTTACCATGTTTCTTGCCTTTGGTTACAGTGATTAAAAGATAATCTATATTATTATCTTCTAGTTTCTGTGTCATATCGTATACATCGTCTAATGATGCCATGTTATACCTCTATTTGCCATTTTAATTTATTCCATACTTTTAAATTTAAGTCAAGATCATTCATTGCATCATGAAGTTTTTCGTAATCATGTTCAATTCCGTTTTCTTTGCCTAATACAGTCAAAGAGCTTTTGACTCCTTTTTTTCTTGTATGATAAATTTTGTATTGATATTCAGTTAAATTATCTTTATTTGAATAAGGCATATTATATTTTATACCTCTAGCTAAAGTATTTGTATCTATAAACTTTGGTACAAGATGTTGCCAGCTACATCCCATATATTTATAATACTCTTTAATAAGATAAATATCAAACCCTAAAATATTATGGCCTATAATATAGTCTGCGTTATCAAGCCAATCTTTAATTGTTGGGAAAATTTCTTTTGGATCTAAACCGTCTCTTAAAATTTTCTTGTGGTCGTATCTAGTTATATAGGCAGCTGCGTCACTTATTTTTAAGTTTGTATCCCATTTTATGTAAAAATTTTTTTGATCAATTTTTTGATCACCTTTAACCTTAAGCATAGCAATCTGCCAAGGTAAATTATGACAAAAATTAAGACAGAGATTCAAAGTCTCACAATCAATAAAAACTAAAGTTTTATCTTTATTATATCTAAGTAAATGTTCGTCCATATTAATTAAATTTTAATAATTCTCTTTGAGGTATAAACCAAGCTGGTTCTCCATTGTTAGGATTTTTTAAAAATCTTTCTTGGATTCCATCTGTTCCTATGATATATCCTTTTATATTATAAATTGGCATAGATCCAGTTACTAATACAAATTTTTGTTTTAATTTAACTTTATCTTTCTTTCTTAAGATTAAGCATCCGTAATCTATATTTGTATATCTAACTTGCCAATCTTCTCCGACATCTGGAGCATTAAAAGTATTTACTGCTCCTACCCAATCTTCACCAATAAATTTAGCAAAAGCCAATTCCGCTCCAGCGGCTTCAATATCATTTGACCACCAATTTCCACCTATTGGTGGACCATGATGAGACAAATCGTTTAGTTCTCTAAATACGTTAGTCATTCTTCTTTTGACTCCCATAATCGCAGCTTCTGTGGCTTCTTCTTTGGATAAGACAATTTTATTTATTTGTGTTTGCATAATTTTTCCATTCTTCAAAAGAAAATGAGTCGCTAGACATATGTTCTATTTCTGGTTTATTTAACGTTGTTCTATTATTAATACATCTAAAAGTGAGATAAGATTTAAAGTCTTTTTTAGTTTTATAATAAATACTCTTGACAGCAAAAACTTCTAGATTATTTTCTTTAATAAAGTTTAACATTTTATTTTTTACTATAATATCAAATGGTAGGTCATTATCTTCTATGAAGACTATTGGTTTTGTAAATGAAAAATTAGGAACACATATAAAATTTCTTAATGTGTTATTGTAAATAAAAGAATCATAAAATGGTACGCACAACAAAAGATCATTAGTCCAATTTTCAGATAATGTCTTGTAGTCAAGTCTAGGTTCATAATAGAACCCTTCTTTTGAAGCTTTACTGTAAAGTCTAGTTAACAGGCTATATCCTTGATTATTTTTAAAAAAGATAATAACTTTGGAATTTTTAGATCTAGATTCTTCGCTTTTGTCTTCTATTGATTCTGTTATAGTAATTCTTAGGCCATAATTAAGTTTAATATTATTATTTCTTGTATTTGTATAGGCTTCTAAAAAAGAAGACATATTATCTTCTACTAAAAACACTTCTTTAAGCTTATTTTCTTTTGCGATCTGAATTATTGAATCTGGATAATCATCTACTTCTGATTTATCTTCTAGAGTCAAAATAGATCTTCCTAAAGAATAATGCGATTTAAATAATGGTATCATTTTCCTAAATATAGCAGACTTTTTAATACTAATCAATCTAAAAATTCATCTTTTGAATCATCAAG